CAAAAATAACTGTTTTTCTCATGGTTCTATTATACGAAAAAAGTGACCGCTTTGTCAACGCATAAATATAAATAGTTATATAACGGAGAATATTATGAATCAATATGCAAAAAGTGTGAAAGTGTTAGAAGGACCATGGGAGAAAAGTGCATTCCCTAATGGCCAAGAAACTACAGATGTAATTAGTAGAACGATAACTACACGATATATTAAAGACGGTTATCTTTGTGAGGAGACTGTTAATAGAGAATATCGTGGTGATGACTATCAAGATACTTCATCTAACAAAAGGATAATCAAACTTGACAACTAATATCAATAAATCGATTCTTAATAAGAACAACTTTAGACTACTCATAGAGAAAATACCAACAGTTGAATACTATGTTCAATCTGTTAATATTCCTGGTCTATCATTTACCAACATCAATGTTGGTGCAGGTGTTGGTTTAGATGCCAAATTTCCAGGTGATAAAATAGAGTTTGGTAAATTAACAGTTAAGTTCTTAGTAGATGAAGATTTAGAAAACTTCAAAGAAGTTTATCAATGGATGAATGCAATTGTTCCTATCAAAGACCCAGCAGATTTTGGTGCATATGTTGGCACAACTCAAACTGCAACAGGACTATTGAGTGGTATAGATAATGATATGAATCAATACTCTGATATTACATTAGTTACAAATACAAATAAGAATATACCAAATAAGTTCTTTAGATTCCATGACTGTTTCCCTGTATCATTGGGAGAGTTGGAATTAATTTCAGGTGGTGATAGTGAACCTGTTACATGTCAGGTTGAGTTCGAATTCTCATACTACGACATAGAATCCTCTTCTTAAATCCCCTTATAAATACTAGTATATTATGATATAATGGTCGTATATGACTTTAGATGAAATAAAATTGATGTGGAAAGAAGACTGTATTGTCGATGATATAGAACTCGACAAATCAAGTCTTGATGTTCCTAAACTACATGCAAAGTATTCGGAGTTACTTTCTGATACTTTGGTCAAACTCAAACAATGTCAGTTTCAATACAACTTACTCATCAAAGATAAGTGGTTGTGGTATAATGGAAAGTTAGACAAAGAAACTATAGATAAACATGGTTGGAAAGATGACCCATTTGATGGTATGAGAGTAATGAAAGCAGACATGCATTACTTCTTTAACTCAGATGAAGACTTAACCAAACTAAAAGCAAGAGAAGATTTACTTAAAATACAACTAGACTTTCTCAAAGAGTGTATGCAAAACATCACTTGGAGACACCAAACGATTAAGAATACAATCGATTGGAGAAAGTTTATGGCAGGTCAATAATGTTATACGAAAATTATCTCTATGGATTACCAGGTCATTTTACTGATGAAGAGTGTGATACGATTATAGAGATTGCAAATAATAATAAAATTGTAGAGGGTCAAGTAGGTCCTCAAACAGATGCTAAAAAGAATGAGGGTAAAACTGTAGATGAAATAAGAAGTTCATCTATCGTATGGATAACACAAGAAATGTTACCTGCAAGTATCGAAAATAAAATTCACAATGCAATGAATAAGGCATTAAAAGATGCAAAGTGGAATTTTGATATATCATACAGACAAGCATATCAGTATACAATTTATAACGCACCAGAAACCACAAAGAAAAGAAAAGGTGATTTCTATACATGGCATACTGATTCAAGTCCTGAGGTCAATAAAGAGAATCAATTAAGAAAATTAAGTTTCACATTACAACTATCACATCCAGATGAGTATGAGGGTGGTTATTTTCAATGGTTAGAACCTCAAAGATGTTTTGACCACATGCAAGATAACGCCGTCATAGATATGACAAATGGCATAAGAACTTTACCATACTCAGTCAAAGACAAAGGTTCAATATTTTTCTTTCCTTCTTTTGTTCATCATCAAGTAACACCTGTTACAAGAGGACAAAGAAAATCATTTGTCGGTTGGTGTGTTGGTAATCAGTATGTCTAAGAAGTTCAAGAAAAAGGCAATGGTAAAATTGATGATATGGACAGATGAAGATATAGAAACCATGAACATAGATGAACAAATGAAGATAGTTGACAAATCAATTAAAGAAAGAAGATACTATCTGGAATCAATTAACCTACCTAAAAATGTCTAATATCGTAAGAGTTTCAAAAATAGATGAAGTCTTTTTAAAAGTCCATTGTGATGATGGTCTTGCAAGAGACTTATATGATTTCTTTTCGTTTACAGTTCCGAATGCAAAGTTTATGCCGTCTTATAGAAACAAATTTTGGGATGGTAAAGTTAGATTATTCTCAATCAAAACAAACAAGATTTACATAGGTCTTTTACCTTATATCGATGAATTCTGTAAAGAAAGAGGTTTTGAATTCGAAGGAGTTACAGATGTATTAGGTGAGAAAGAAAGAAAACCTGATTTGGATACCTTTGTCAAGTCGCTTGACTTACCATTTGAACCTCGTGGATATCAATTAGAAGCATTAAAATCCAGTATTCAATATGGAAGACAACTATTATTATCCCCAACTGCAAGTGGTAAATCTCTTATCATCTATATGTTGGCAAGATACTACAACAAGAAAACAATTATTATAGTGCCTACTACATCACTTGTAGAACAAATGACAAAAGACTTTATAGATTATGGTTATAAAGAACCAGTCTGTAAGATATATCATGGTCAAGAAGTATTCGATGCACCAATAACAGTTACAACATGGCAGAGTTTTGCAAAGGCACCTAAAGAAGTGTTGCAATCTTTTGATGTAGTTGTTGGTGATGAGGCACATCTATTCAAGGCACAAACACTTAAAGGTATCTTAGAGAAGATGAAGTCTACTGCAATTAGAATCGGCACAACAGGAACATTAGATGGTACCGAAGTTCATAGATTACAGTTAGAGGGTCTTTTTGGTCCTGTTAAGAAAGTAGTATCATCTTCTGAACTCATAGAAGACGGTACGATTGCAAAAATTGATATTCAATGTGTCATACTTCGTCATACTAAACAGAAGAAAATGTCATACCAAGATGAAATGGACTATCTAGTATCACATCAAGGCAGAAATCATTTTATAACTAATCTAGTGGGTTCATTAAAAGGAAACACACTAGTCTTGTTTCAATACATTGAGAAACATGGTCAACCATTATGGGAGATGTTCAATCCTATGGTTGCAAGAAATAAAGGAACATTACACTATGTTCATGGTGCAACTGATACAGAAGATAGAGAATCAGTCAGAGAGATAGTAGAGAAAGGCACAAATAATGTCATACTAGCATCATACGGAACATTCTCTACAGGTGTTAATATTAAAAGAATCGATAATGTTGTATTCGCAAGTCCTTCAAAATCGAGAATACGAAATCTTCAATCTATAGGAAGAGGTCTTCGTAAAGCAGATGGTAAAGATAGTATGAGATTATTTGATATTGCAGATGATTTGCAATGTGAAAATCATACACTAAATCACTTAAAAGAAAGGATAAATATCTATAACGAGGAAAGTTTTCCTTATGAAATACAACAATTCGATTTAAAGTAATGGCAACACCAGCAGATTTATCACCCAAACAATACGAAGTTTTAAAATTAAGAAACGGTTTAGAAGTTGTCGGTATGACAAGAGATACCGCACAAGGTATTGAAATTACTTTACCAATGGTTTGCAGACTATCATCAGGTCCAACACCTGTAGAAACACTTGCAACATTTTATCCTTATGCACCTTTGACATCAGATACAAAGGTCACGGTACCTATAGACCACATTCTACATAGAAACATAATGAATGAACAATACATTCCTTTTTATGACGAAGCATCTTCTCAATGGTTAGATATGTTAGAAAACAATTCTATACCTTTGATAAACGGAACTGCAAAAAGAAAATACATCGATAAGGTTTTACAGAATCTAATTAACGAAGTTTCTGGTCGTGATGAAATGTATGACTATGAAGATTTTGATTTAGAGTTCGAAGAATCTCTCCCACCTACAGACAAAAAGAAACTTCATTAGGCTTTCTCTTTTACTAAATAAGTTGCGTATAATCCTTGTCTATATACTATTATACAAAATATTTATAACTTAATTTTAGGAAAACCATGACGACAGCAACAATGATTGCGAAGAGCATGGTGCGAAAAGCTAGAGAAGTCAACCATCAAGTTAGACCTTTAAAGAGAAAACTAGTTGACACTATCGAATTTCTAGTGCTGATGACTCTTCCATTTGCCTTACCATTTATAGTAATATACTTCTCAACATCTATGAGGATATATTAGAATGTCTAAGAGACAAGCAGAAAAACTTAGAGACACCTTGGAGATAACTACGCTTGTAAGTATCTTCTTGGTGTCTATCATATCAGTATCGGGAATATCATAATGGAATTTTTAGTCATATCAATTCTAAGTATCATTGTATCCTATCTTTACTTGAAGTATGCACCTATGCATGACTTACGCATGGCAATCTATAGTGCGGAAGATTTAAACGCTGCCTTAAATGTCAGAAAACTTCAAAAAGAGGATAAAGATGAGTCTTGAAAGAAAAACATTACAAGTTGTAAATCTCTCACCTGACGAATCGGTAATTGAGAAAATTGTCGAAGTTCACCCAATGAAACAAGTTGCAATAATGTCCGTTGTGCAAGTGCTTGTCTTCGGGTTTATGTTACTTGCATTCTGGACAATAGACCAGTTCGTATGAAACACTATATAGTATATACAATATTAAGTCTATGTATGTTTTATATTGGAACAGGTGATATGGACCGAATGAGTCGTGCCGTTGAAAGAAGAGTAGAAAGTATCTCTTCCTAATGGTTCCCTAACCGGCAACATATTCATTTTATCATAGATTTTCCACCTGTATAGGGGTTTTTTAATAAAAAATTAAAAAAAATAAATATAAAAACCACCTTACAGGACACAGGATATTGTGTATAATGTATACATGACAACTAAAAAACAAAACGAACACTATGTAAACAACAAAGAGTTCACCGAAGCAGTTGCCGAGTATTCAAACGGAATCAAAGAGGCAAAGGCAAACGGTACTGAACCTCCTAAAATGTCTGAATACATAGGTGAATGTATCTACAAAATTGCTACTCGTTTATCGACTAGACCAAATTTTATCAATTACACCTACAGAGACGAAATGATATGTGATGCAATCGAGAATTGTATACAATATATCGGTAATTTCAATGTAGAAAAGTCAAACAATGCATTCGCATACATTACTCAAATATGTTACTATGCATTTCTCAGAAGAATCCAAAAAGAAAAGAAACAAGTTTATATAAAACAGAAGACTATCGAAGAGTCTGGTATTACTATGGATGCTTTTGAAACAATCGATGGTCAACATGACCCAAGTTTATCTAACACGAATGTAGAATGGATGCAAGAGAACATGAATCGTGTTGAATATGAACCACGCAAGTCTAAAAGAAAGACTGCGGTAAAAAAGAAAAACTTAGAAAACTTTACTGAATGAAAATAGCATTACTGAATGATACCCATGCGGGTGTCCGAGGTGATATGGAAGCAATGGCCAAATACCAAGGTCGTTTCTATGAAGAGATATTCTTCCCATACCTCGAAGAAAACGATATCAAACATATTATTCACTTAGGTGATTACTTCGATAGAAGAAAATATGTTAACTTTGCCAGTCTAAAGGCAAACAGAGAACACTTCATTGAACCATTAATAGAGAAAGGTATCTCTATGGACTTGATTATAGGTAATCACGACACTTATTATAAGTCTACAAATGATGTCAATGCACCACAACTTTTACTATTCAATGAGGCAAACATAAATGTCATTACAGAACCAGAAGTAAAAGAATACGATGGTTTTAATATTGCAATGGTACCTTGGATTAATCCTGAGAACTATGCTGATACTGTAGACTTTTTAAGAACTGCAGAGGCAAGTTGGTGTATGGGTCATTTCGAATTCGAGGGTGCCTTGATGATGCCAGGTATGACATGTCAACATGGGTTTGACCACTCTTATGTAAAGAGATTTGAAAAAGTTTTATCAGGTCATTTTCATCAGAAGTCAGAGTTTGCAAATATCAGATATCTAGGAAGTCAGATGCAATTTACTTGGTCAGATTATGGAGACCAAAAGTATTTTCATATCTTTGATACTGATACACAAGAACTAACACCAGTTTTGAATCCTTTAACAATGTTTGAAAAGGCATTCTATGATGATACAGAAGAAACTTTTGAGAGTATTGCCAATGCAGATTATAGTAAGTATGCAGGTAAGTTTACAAAAGTTATTGTAGTTAATAAAGACAACCCTTATTGGTTTGATACTTTCTTAGACAAGATTCATGCAGAGAATCCTTTACATGTTTCAGTTGTTGATGATAACAAACATATGGACTTCTTTGAAGATGAAGATATCGAAGATGTAGAAGACACTCTTACCATATTATCAAAGTATGTTGATTCATTAGATATACAAGGAAAGAAAAAACCACTTAACGATATTATGTCTTCGTTGTATAATGAAGCACTTGATGAACATACTTACTTATGATTACATTTAGAAATATAAAGTATAAAAATTTACTCTCTTCTGGTAATACATTTACCGAAATACAACTAGACAAAACAAATACTACACTCATTCTTGGTGAGAATGGTGCAGGTAAATCTACATTACTTGATGCATTATGTTTCGCATTATATGGTAAAGGATTTAGAAATCTTAAAAAAGACTTATTAGTTAACTCACTTAATCAAAGAGACTTATTAGTAGAGTTAGAATTCTCAATTGGCAAAAGAAACTACAAAGTAATTCGTGGTGCCAAACCAAACAAATTTGAACTGTATGTAAATGATACTTTTGTAAATCAAGATGCAACAGTCAAAGACTATCAAGAACACCTAGAAAAGAATATACTCAAAATGAGTTATCGTTCTTTTACTCAGGTTGCAATTTTAGGTTCTGCAAACTTTACTCCTTTTATGCAGTTAAGAGCATTGCATAGAAGAAAGTTAGTTGAAGACCTACTTGACATATCAATCTTTTCAACCATGATGGAGATTCTTCGTAAGAAGATTGCAAGTCATAAAGTTGAATTGAAAGATACTGAACATGAGATTGACTTATTAGAGGAAAGAGTTTCAGGACTCAATGAACAACTCAATGCACTCCGTGAAAATCGTAATGAAAAATTGGAGAAGTTTCAAAACAATGTTGATGAAACAGAAACAAATATTACAAAACTTTTAGGAGAAATTGATGAAAAGACGCAAGATGTGGTGGAGAAAAAATCCTCAATCGATAATAAAGACACGACTGAGACTAGACTCAAACAAGTTGTTGACATGGAGGCTAAACTCGAAACTGCTAGAAGAAAAGCAATTAAGGACATTGAGTTCTATGAAGACCACGACAACTGCCCCACATGTAAGCAAGGATTAGATGATGAACATAAGACGAAATGTATTGAGGAAAAACAGGCTAAAATCTCAGAAATCAAGGAGGCGGTGTCAACTCTTGACGAACAAGTATCAGAACTCAACAATGAAATTCAACGAATCAACGGAGTCCAAGACGAAATAAACACAATTCAAAAAGAGATTGGTTTATTACAGGCAGAGATTACATCTAATCAAAAGTATGTTCAAAAGATTAATAAAGAGATTGAAGACTTACAGAATGAACAATTTGCAAATGATGATGTTCAGGACAAGATTGATGATAATGAAGAGAAGTTAAACATTCTTCATGCAAAGAAAGAATCAATGGTTGAGAAAGAACATTATTATGATATTGCATCTATGTTACTCAGAGACCAAGGTGTAAAACAAAAGATTATTAAACAGTATGTTCCTATTATGAACAAACTTATTAATAAGTATCTTGCACAATTAGAATTCTATGTAGGGTTTGAATTGAATGAGGCATTCGAAGAGACTATCAAGTCCAGATTTAGAGACGAATTCAAATATGATAACTTCTCACAAGGTGAAAAGATGAGAATTGACCTTGCACTTCTATTCACATGGAGAGCAGTTGCAAGAATGAAGAACTCAGTTAACACTAACTTATTGATTTTAGACGAAGTTTTTGATTCTTCACTTGATGCACAAGGTACCGATGATTTCTTTAAGTTGTTGAATACACTTACAGAGAAAACTAATTGTTTTATTATTTCACATAAAGGTGATGCGTTATACGATAAGTTTGAGAATGTTTTAAGATTCGAAAAACATAAGAACTTCTCCAGACTTGCAAGTTAATATAAATAGTATTATGAAATCTTTTTCACAATACTTTGACACTTCTAAACTGGACTTACCAGAGGTAAGAACGGTTGATATCGATAGTATCATTGACTTAATAGAAAAAAGAGTTGATACAACCTTATCAGCTGCGATTACTGAATTATGTCCTGCATTAGCATTCAATGACAACTATAAACCAAGTTCAGTAGATTCATTCATACAATATATCGACAAACACTCCTTAAAAGGTAAGGCGTTTGTAAGTGGTGGTGACCAAAAATCTGCAAAGAGTTTCTTCACTAGAATGAAAGAAGAACTCACACCACAAATGTTAAATGAGAAATTTCAGAATGCAATAGGTATTACTAATTGGTTATATGATTTAGATAAACAAAAACCTATCAAATATGTTGTTTGGGGCTATCGTGCAAAACCAAGTGGAGTTCCAAGTGGTCATGCAGGTGATATCTTTATTTTTCATAAAGACAAGTCAATCATAGGTGTCTCTTTAAAAGCAGGTTCAAAATCTTCAAAAGAACCATTACTTAACTCTTATGTTGCAACTCAACTAAAGTATATGGGTAAAGAAGATTACATGCCTCGTTTATATAAAGAAATGTGGGATAGAGTTTACTCACAATTGCCAGGCATGGATGAAGTTGGTGCAAATGCAAACAATTATTATAGTGGTAAAGTTAAGACAGGTGTTATAGAAAAGTATGTAGAATTATTCTTAGAAAACCAAACAGTTGCAGATAACTTATATCGTGAAATGTTAAATGTAAATAGAGAAGTGGTTTGTGATGCAATAAACTCTCTTAAAATAAATGAATTTAAAGATTGGGTAAAAGAAAGATTTAATCTTCAAAAACCACAAGAAGTTCCTTTGATTCTAGTTAAAGCAGTAGGTAATTCTGCAGAACAAAAGTCAGATGACCTTGCAACAGTTATAGATACAGTTTCATCATTCAAGGCAGTTATTAACAAATCGTCTGTTCAAGAATTCTTCATTGTTCTCAATGCACCAAATATAGACCAAACTGTTTTGAAGATGACTATTAGAAGTGATAGTGGTGTTAGAGAGGGTAAAAAACCTGGAAAACAGGGTAGACTTGGCAAGATGCATATGTTAAAATTCCAGTATTCAGGAAAAAAATAATGTATCAATTAGTTGAAGAAGCCTCAAAAGTATTAAGACAACCACCACTCGAATTCGACTTCGAGAATCCACCAGAAGACCCAAAAGAAATCGAAAAGAACATGGCAGAGGCCATGGATAAATTTGGTGGACTTGGTTTATCTGCAAATCAGGTTGGACTTCCATACAGAATGTTCGTAATGAGAACACAAGATGGAACTCAGGCATTCTTCAATCCAGAACTAACAAAAGTTTCACAAGAAACAGACCTACTTAAAGAGGGTTGTTTATCATTTCCAGATATTTACTTAATGATTAAAAGAAGTAAAGTTGTTGAAATGAAATATCAAGATGCAGACGGAGAAGAACATTTAACTACACTTGACGGAATCGGTGCAAGATGTGTTCAACATGAAATCGACCATTTGAATGGCATACTTTTCTTACAAAGAGCATCTTCTTTAAAATTAGAAAGAGCTTTAAAGGCAAGACCAAAAGAAAGAAGAAAAAGATTAGAACATGAAAAAAGAATGATGATTGCTCGTGCATTACATGACGCACAAAAGGAAAAAGAACAGAATGAATCAAATCTACTTTCAGGAGAGGGAAGCGAAGGAGAAAAAGCAGTATCAGCCTGAGATTTATCTAGTAGATAATTTTACACAAGATGAATGTTGGTTTCTGATAGACTGGTTTAAACGCAATGAACACCTATGTTCTGTAGGTTCTACTTTTGATTATCAAGCAATAACAAGACATACCATTGAAGATAACGATGTAAGAAAACTTCTTAATCGTATGACTTTTGATAACATAGGATTTCTAAATGGTCATTTAAACAGACCAATGTATCCTGAAATGTCTTTGATTGCAGAATGGCCAATCGGTGGTCAACAACACCCACATGTAGATACATATTCTGTATACGAAATTTCATCACCAGACGAAGAATTGCAAGAACATTTAGATAAAAATGAGGCAAGTTTCGTTCAAAAAGAGAATCCTAATCGTGAATGGACTAGTATTACCTATCTAAACACCAATTATAATGGTGGGGAAACATGGTTTCCAGAATTTCCAGAGTCTTTTTATGAAGATTCTTTTAAACATACCCCTAAACAAGGTCAATCCGTTGTCTTCCGTGGTGTCTCCACACTACATGGAGTGTCTCCTGTGAGACGGAACAGTCGATATACTATTGCACAATGGTATACTGGTAAGAAAGAAAACATACTTACCGACCT